AAATGCAAACTGGCCACTGTCAGCGTAAAATTTGCCATGTAATTCAGCGTTTCCATTTTTATCAATGCGCCAGCCTGTTGAACCCGCTACGAAGTTATTCGACTGGATAAAATCACCAATTTTGGCATTGGTGATACTGCCATTCTGAATAAACGCATCGCTGATAAACACCTGACCATTAACAACAGCAAAGGGTGAATATTGCGTATCACCGCTGCCACTCATCAGGACGAACTGATTGGCGTTAAATCCGACACGAGTGACTACCGGCTTACCCGCCTCCGCCAGCACCGCAATCGACATTCCGGCGTTATACATCACACCGTTAATCCGGACCCCAGTTTTGAGGGTGTAAATCGCAGAGGCTCCGGTAGCATCAACCACGGCAGTAAGCTTGTCCTCCAGTGCGGCAGTTACATTATTGAACTGCGCCTTCACCTGCGTCGACATTTCAGCCATGGCCTTATCGACCTGCGCAATGGTCGTTTTAACCACCAGAATATCCGCGCGTACCTCGCCGTACTGCGCCCACTGATGTTCCACGGTTGCATGGTTGGCCAGCGCGTTCTGCCATGCGGCTTCGAGGTTGGTATCAATGTCGCCTGTCAGGCGGTCACCGTCTGCAGACGTCAGGAAGTCATCAGCAATATCGCCCAGGTAGTCGTCAGCATTCGCGTTGGATACACCACGAACCCAGTCGGTCCAGCCTGATTCATTACCCGTTCTGTCAACCAGCTGCGCGCGGTACCAGAACTCCTGTCCCGCCTTCAGTCCCAGTTGGGTGTATTCGGCTGACGGATAAGGCACATCCGACAGCAATAGAGGATTAGAGAAATCACTGTTCGCGGTGTACTGAATTTCCGTTTTCAGCGTATCCCCGGTGTTAGCCGGGAATCCCCAGTTCAGGCGAATCCCCCAGTTGATCGGCGTTGTCGCAAAGCCGACAGGTTTCGGTGGATTTCCCACCTTGCCCGTCAGCGTTTTCTCTTCGGAGTAGCCCCAGCCAGAGGAAATTTCAGCGGCATTAATGGCACGCACACGCACGAGGTAGCGCCCGGCATAAATACCCGATACATCAAATGAGGTGGTGGAGCTGCGCGGCACGTTTACCCAGTTACCATCATTGCGGCGCCACTGTGCCTCGTAGGCGATAGCATTCTGCGCCTGGTCCCAGCTCACACGCATGGTTTCGACGCTGATATTCTGCTGCACCACTGAAAACGAGCTGATCACAATGTTAGCCGGCGGCGACTGGTTACCAGGCGGGATTACACTCACGGGCCGCTGGTCAATGATGGCTCCGGTATCGATACGGGCATATTTATCCGGGTCATGCCATGCGCCGGTAATAGAGAAAGTGCCATCATCATTATCGGAGACGCTGACAACTCGATACTGCTGGGCGTAGAGTTCATCTGACTCAACCACCCATACAGCTTCGGCCTGTGGTGTCTCACTGTATGCCGTGGTGACTGTGACTGATTCCCCATTAATCGCCTGAATAGTCCTGCTCTGTGACGCACCGGAGGGAAGATTGATAATAAGGCGATCGCCTGCTGCTGCATCAACTACGCGGTCAAGTTTTATCACGCGACCGTTAACAGCACTGATGCGGCCACCCATAACTTTGCCGGACAGAAGCTCGTCTGACACGGCGATGATGTATCCCGGCTGCGGAATGTTTCCGTCCAGGCCAACATCAAACGAAACAACACGATCCTTATTGTTGGTGAGAATACCCCAGCGCCCCTTTCGGTTCGCTTCTGATTGACGGGTACAACCGATGGCTGTCATTTCCAGCTGATTAAATCCGTACCGGGCCACCAGAGGCTGCTCAAATACTGGCTCCATCGCATCCGCATAAGCGTTACCCGGATCAGACCAGGAAACCAGCGCGGTGGTATACCGCGTTTTTGTCGTGCTGCTGGAATAGGTAAAGCGTCCGTCGATAACGTTAGCGCGGGTGTAAGCGTAATCCACATCTCTCGGCATATCGGCAAGCGCAACAATCTGATCACCGCCCCAGTACGTCATACCCCGGAATATAGCCGCAAAGTCACGCAGCACAGTGTAAGCGTCATTCCTGTCCTGAACATAGACGTTACAGGTATAGCGTGGCTCTGTCCCGCTTCCACCCTTTCCATCCGGTACCGGCTGATCGCAATACTGCGATACCTGGTACAACGTCCATTTATCGATGTTGGCTGCACTCAGGCGATTACCCAGACCAAAGCGATCGGTAATAACCAGATCGTAAAATATCCACGCCGGGTTATCGGTCCAGGCCCACTTAAACGCGCCCTGCCATGTACCACTATAAGTCCGCGTATCGGGGTCATAGTTATCAGGCACTCGGATCACCCGGCCACGTGGTTCACAGGATATCTGTGGAATCGAACCATTGAACTGACTTGAGTCGAATTCGATGTACAGCAGCGCGGTGTTCGGATAGCGCAACTTGGCATCAATCACCTCCGTGAAGCTTTGCAGCGTCATCGTGTCGCCGATCTTGGCGCTGTTTGCGTCAGCGTTAATCTTACGCAGTCGGATTGTCCAGGTGCTGCCAGCCTGCGGTAAATCAATACGGTGGCTGCGCTCATAACCAGACGTCGTTTTGCCGGTTACGCTGGTATTAAGAACGGTTTGCCAGGTCCCACCATCAGTTTGCAGGTCTATTGCATAATTGATGGAATACCCTACCAGATCGCCGTTGTCCTCCTGCTTAAACAGAGAAGGCCATTTCAGTCGCAGGCGAACGGCTGATAGTTGGGTGTTGGTGAAAGTACGCGTCCAGGCTGTTGCGCTTGATACTTCAGTTCCAACGTTGATTTCGTTTTCGGTACCGGGAATGCCCTGAATGTAATTTTGTGCCTGAGTTCCCGCGCGAAATTCCCACGTCACGCCGCTAAAGTTTTTGGTGCCATCGGAGTTTTCCAACGCCGTGCCGTCCAGGTAGATATTTTTTCCGGTTAATTGCCCTGCAAATTCCCCTTCCCCAAGCGCAACGAGGATTTTGGCCTTCGCTACAGATTGCAGATCATCAGGCTGTTCGGTAGGGGTTCGTGAACTGGAACTGCCGCCCTTGCGGCCTTTAATCGGGATTGCTGTAGCCATATTGCGCCCATAAAAAAAGCCACCATAAGGTAGCCTGAAAGGAAGATTATTTTGTTATTGCTGGTCTTCGACGTATATACCAGCAGAGATGATCGCCCCGCCAATACGCCTGCGTCCGTATAGAAGCGGAACTGGATTACCCTGAGCAGCAGTGTTAGTTACACCACCGAATGCATACGAAGCCCGATTTTCGGCATCCTGTTTGCTGGCAAGTCCTGCTGGCTGTGGCGAAAGCATTTGGATTACGCCTCCAGCCATTAATGCAACACCGGGTGCGACCAATGCCATACTTGCACCGCCAGTAAAACCTGACAAAGCGTAGCCAGCTACAACAAGGACGGCACCTAATATGGTTTGTAACAGGCCAGCTTTTTTACTACCAATAACTACTGGCACGATCCGGATCACTTCACCTGTCGCCGGAAAGCCTAAATCATCTTCCCCAATATTTTTCTTTCCTCGAAAAACTGCATATGTCAGACCGCGCTGTTTACTTGAATTCATGAAGGCCTCAAACCCTTTCACTGTTGCAGCTAGCGCTCGACAGGCTTCTCGGGTTGAGCTAATTAAACGATGATGCGTCTTACCAAAGGTTTTGCCAAGAATCCCGCTCAGTTCAATTTGGGTCATAACTTCTTGCTGCATACTCTTCTCCAATAAAAAAGCCACCCGGAGGTGGCCATTTATAAAATGACTCGAACTATATGGTTGATGCTCTGATATCAAGTCCGGAATTAGTATCTCCGGTGATGCGGAATTTTTGATGTTCACGAGCATTGATCTGCGTGGCAGTCTCTTTGAGTGGTTGTCCGACCTGCATTCCACATAATCCTTTACCTTTTGAATCGCCAGATATTCCTAGAATATGTCGGCCGGATGTAACATTGATATCGATCGTTTCTCCCGTATCAATTCTTGCATAGGATTTTCCATCAATAGTTACTTCTACAAAGCATCCACCACCAGCAAACCATCCTTGATCTCGTGTAATTGTTATCACCGAGTCACCAGCCCCCTTCAGCAATACACGTTCAGATGGTACTTGTTTTGCAACGGTAGAATTCACCGCCGTGGTTGAACACCCAGCAACGCTAAGCGCAATTAGAAGCAGCAAAGTCTTTTTCATATCCCTATCACCTTTGATTAATTTGCCAAAAGAGTAGCAGGGATCCGGTAACGACAAAACCCGCAGTTAAGCGGGTTGGGATAGCAAAAACATTTTAACTGCTTTGAAATTTATGCCACATCAGCACCATGAATCAGATGGCGCAACGCATCAATTCCGTTAGTGTTGTACCGGAACGCTTCAACCTGTTTACTTGAGTAGGCCGACTTGTCCAGAAAGAACTTGCCATGCGCTTCTGTCTTCAGCTTGTGTGTGTTAGCAACGCGTCCAATTTTCTGAGCAGAAACCCCCAGCATCTCCCCCACCTCACTCGCAGTGTGGTAATGCTCCTCGATAACAGGTAACGGGATGGCGTCATAACCAATAAGCGGATTAATCAACGATGCCGTGAGCACCTGATGTGCCATCGGATCCAATCTAGGAAGCAGAGTAATGATTTCCCGCGCGCTCGCGATATTCTTCTCCAATGCCTGGGCTTTCAACTGTTCTGCCTTAGCCAATCGGTACTCAGTGATACCTGTGTTGCTTTTTGGCATCGCTGGTAATACCTGCATATCTTCCAGCTTATCAACCAGAGAACGTCGAACGGCTTTCGATTCACGAGCGGCTACTCGGAGGGCTTGCTTGATAGACATTGTAATTACTTCAATGTCTTGACCATTTTTACGACCTACACTTTTTGTGTAGGTCTCCCCTTCAAGCTCATCAACAACCTTCTCAATGAACTTGTTATTTCGGACAGCCGGCTCACCGCATTGCTTTCGCGCAGCATTCACCATCTCCAGCAAGTACTGGCTATCAATGGTTTTCTCGGTGACATTAGCGCTATTTACTGCTAAATTTAATGAAGTCATTGGTTGGACCCTTATGACAGATTTATGGATAGCCGATAGCCCTAACTATCGGCTTTTCTATTTGCAGCATTGCAAATTCAGTAGATTCTTGGCCTTTCTCCTTCCTGAAGCTGTAGTTCAGCATGAGTCTTAATCATGTACATAAACGCGGCCCCATCATTGAAACGATCGTGAAGACGGCCTGCGAGCGGAGACTCAATCGCCCTCAACGCTGGCTCTATCTGGTTAAACCATGCTTCACACATAATCTCGAAATAATCGAACATTGCGTTTGCATTGTGGGCGTGGACTTCTCGATCGCTGAGCATCTTCGGTACTGGAAAGTTAATAGATACCTCACGGTCCAGAATGTCTAACACCCAGTGTCGGAATTCTTTAGCAACCGGAGTTCTGGCAAACATAGCGACCATGTGTGCGCCACGTAGAGAAAAAACCCTAGTTTCCTGATGCCCACCAGGGGTGGTCAACTTGACCACCCTTGTCATTTTTTCTGTAAACTCATCAATATGACGAGCAAAAATTCGCTGAACAGCTTTATCGTCTGCATATTGAAGCGCGTAACCAATCTGATTAGCGGTCAGCCAGATGCCATCGATATCAGGAGCCGGCTGCAGAGAAATGCCATGGAAGTTCAGCTCTTCTTTCGTTACACTGTTCATGTCGATATTTCCTGCCAAGGATTTCTTCGATAAGAAACCCAGGGTGTTCGCGCACTCCTGGGTTTCACTGTTTTTATGCTTGTTCACTCTTCCCCCCTTCTAATCCGTACGCTTTCCTCAACTGATAGATGAGCTCAGTATTGAACTGACGGCACTCATCTTCCCCATTTCTCTCTATCGCCAACCGGACATCTTCAGGAAATCGAACCTTACGCTGGTACATATCTTTAGCTTTTTCCATAACCCCTCCAATTATGCCCCACGGTGGGACACATAAAGTGTCACACCGTGCGTCATTGATGTCAACCCCACCGTGGGGCATAATTTACATAATGTGAACTTTTTGAGTGAGGCAACCAAATGAGCAGAGAAGATCCTCAACTAAGAATAAGATTACCAATTGAATTAAAAGAAAAAATTGAAGATGCAGCAAAATCCAATAACCGCTCTATGAATGCTGAAATAGTTCAACGTCTCGACAACAGCTTCCTTAGCGAATTACGTGAAGATGAAGTAATTTCTGCTCAAGATGCAATTCAACTTGTTGAAAAAGCGAGGGATGAACTCTCTGAAATAATATTCAAAAGGACTTTTTCAGAGATCAACAAAAAGGTACGGATTGGTCATTCCACATTCCATATTCATCTCAGCGATCTTGAGTTGGACGGACTTAGTGACGATGATTTCAACACTGTTTTCAAAAAAACTTTTAGTCGCCTAAAAGAGTTAGGTTACGAAGTCTGGGAAAAGACTTGGGATGCGGATGGTTTTGGGGTGGAAATTCCAGGGGAACAGTCCACCTAAATGGGCTTAAGCTAGAGTCTTATAGCGAAGTACCTTCATTGTTCTTTCTTGCCAGTAGCCGCCGTATGGCACACGTTGGCTGAGGTGCCCATACAGGTGATGCAACAGCATGTTACCTTCCAGTAGAATTCCCGCGTGATTCCACTTATTGGCCTGGACCTGCATGATAACCATATCACCTGGCTGCGGTACGCCACTGAATTCACGGAATCCGCATTCATACCAGCAATCGTGGTAGAAGTTTTCGGGATAACTGTCTTCCCACCAGGGATAATCCACGCGGTAATCCGTCAGCTCAATGCCATGCGTTTGCCGGAAATAGCTCATCACCAGCCCCCAGCAATCGAAATGACCGAGCACAAATGGGCGCTCAAGTAGCGGCAACTCGCCCCGCGGCTGAATGGTACGCAGATCCCCCTCCGGCCAGCTGAGGATATGCCACGGAAGTAACGTAGCGTCACACTGTGCCTTATCCAGTTCGCTCGGCTGTGTCGTTGCGTCCGGGTGACTGTGGACAATGGCAATCACTGTTCCCCAGTCTTCGGCAGCGGCATAATCTTCCGGCGACAGGTGGAAATGCTCTGTCGGATCGGTTGCCAGATTACGGCAAGGAATGTACCGCTGCACCCTGCTTTTTTGCACCACTACGCCGCAGCATTCGCGGGGATATTCAGAAGCGGCATGCGCCATAATGGCGTCGATAATTTTCTGACGCATATCAACTCCTGATCAGGGATGTGCCAGGGAAACCACCGAACGGCAACTCGTTCCCCTCGCCATGCCTCAATTTGCACGCGGTGAGCGTGCCGTTACATTCATCGCGCGAAGGATCGGTAACAGGATTATTAAGTTTGTCGAAATAGCGAGTTCCGGCGTAGTCACAACCATCACCGGAGCGGTATTTGTTACGGATGCACCAGGTACAAAGCGAATGTAACTGGCGCGTCGGGATCATCAGCCCCTGCAGGTCCATCGGACTGGACAACGTAAACGCCACCACCTCGTTGGTTTCAGTGCTCTTGGCGTCTATGTAAAACACCTTCAGCTTTTCCTGCTGAGGATCCCCAGACGGGTTGCCCTCCGGATAGTTTTTCGCATCCAGATACTGCGCCAGTGTGTCATGAATGGTGACCTTTGCCTGCAGCAGGTCATCATAAGCAAGACACAGCGCCGTAATGGAACTATCCAGGTTAGCGACCGAGAGCGTTGGCTGCGCACTGGTCCCGTCGGTCGCAGTCTCAATTCCCTCTATCTGGCAGGGCCAGGCTTTATATTCCTGCCCCTGCCACCAGATCGATTTCGCCGGTAGCTTATTTTCATCTCCACCAGCAGCGGCAATTTCATCGGGAGTGTGGGCAATATTGTGGGCGTGGAAGCGGAGAACGTCGGAAACACCAAATGCGGTGCCATCGACATCAAAAAGCCGGACAACATTGCCCGGCTCAAGTTTCTGATAATCACTGTTTAAGCTCATGGTGCAAACGCCTGTTCAAAGGTGGCTGATACGGTTTCCACTGTTTTACTTTTGGTGACGCGCTGCAGGCTTTCTGCCTCAACGCGCCACAGCGCAAGATCACCGCCTGGCGGGGTAAACGAAAATGATTTCGTCTTATGGCGCCGCAGGAAAGCATAAATATCCCGGACGGTTTGCGGTTCGCCGGTAAATGAAAACTCATAACTTAGCGTTTCATCATTCAGCCCGGCACCTGAAACCTGCTTATAGCCATCACCAAACTGCGCCGTACGGACGGTATCCTTACTTTTCAGGGTCGGCTGGCTGGATGCTTTAATCCGCCACGCAAAATGCTCGATCGCCATTGCTTACCTCTGTTTTGTTGCATTCCAGATAATGCCTCCGGGTCGGACCTCTCTGGTGATACCTTCCCTGATGGAACTGTTGATCACCTGCTGATAGGCTTTCCCCAGCGCATCGCCGTTTCCTTTCTGCTGACCGGAATCCCCCTGGCCTGTTGTAACCGAAACCGGTGCATACACGCTGACACCAAAAGGAGAAGCAACGCCAGCGCCACTCCCCCCGACCAGGCCACCAGTCGCATAACCACGCATCATGCGATAAAGGTTGCCGACACCGATTCGGTTGGTGGCTTCCTGCGTAAAGACAAACTCTCCACGGTGCACCACACCTGCAGGCTCATACTTACCGCCGGTCCCGGTAAAACCACCGCCAGCAAAACCCAGCGCAGAAGTGGCAGAACTGACCAGGCCAGCCATGGCCTGCTTCATCAGGATCTGCGTCAGCATCGACAACGTGGAACGGGTGAAATCTGCCCAGTTTGCTTTCCCAGTCGTCAGCATATCGGCCATATTCTGGCTGATACCATCGAATGTGGCTGAAGCAGCGGACTTCATCGAACCATAGGCATCAGCTGCTGAATCGGCATAGTCAGCCCACGCTGATTTCGCCCCGGCCTGCCAGTTGCCACGTAGCTCGTCCTGCGCGGCATAATATTTCTTCAGTGCATCCAGTTCGTTCTGATAACCCTGATCGGTGTCCGTACCGCCGGCATTCATCCAGCCCTGCCGCAGCTGTGCCTCTTCGTTTTGCCGCTGCGCGCCGCGACTGCTCATGCTGCCCCCGGCCACAAGCGCTCGTGTTTTCTCCCCAATCTGGGTAACGTACTTCTGCGAGCTGTCCTGCAGGCGGTTTAACCGTTCCTGGGCAACAATCTGATCGCCCAACCGGGCATTCACTTCGGCCCGCGCCAGTACCTCGTCTTTGTTCGCCAGCACCGATTTTTCATCGGCGGTCAGCGCGCGCTTTTTGGCGGCCTCTTCCAGCACCGAAAAGCGGGATTGCTGTTTCCACAATTCCAGCCGCTGCTGGCTGATGGTATCCGTGATGCTCTTATGCTCCTGCAGAGTGCGTAACTGCGCCTCCAGCTCCAGCGTCTGTGCGCTGGCAGTATCGACACTTTTTACACCTGCAGGTGTTTTTACCGCTGAAGGGGCTTTGGGTTTCTTCAGCGAGTCGTCGTATTCTTTTTTCGCAGCTTCCAGATTGATGTTGTAGTCAGCCTGGAGGATCCGTCCGTCTTTCAGCGCCTTGTTCAGTTCATTCTGACGGGCCGTGTACTTCTCCAGCGCAGTCTGCGTCTTTGCATAATTCGACTGCGCCTGCGCGGCATACTTCTGGCGGTCAGATTCAATCACTGCCTCGCGGGCGGCGTTATCCTCAGTGGCCTTTGCCACACTGGCCTGCTGCTGAGCCATTTCCAGTGCAAGGCGGGCAGACTCCCGATCGTTCCAGTAGCTGGCGCGCGCATCATCATTGACATAAGAATCACCTTTACGCAGATTCCAGATTTCATCCGCCCGCTTAAAGGCCGCTTCCGCTTTGGCAACCATCTCCTGCGTGGTGTCAGGCCGCCCAATATCGAGCGCCGCATCCCACATCGATTTAAAGGCACGCTTCAGGCTGTCGGCAGCAGTCTCAATCGACCCCATATTGTCGCGCAGGCTCTTTGTCTGTTCGCGAAAACCGTTCGTCGCCGCATCATTAGCTGCCTGTAGAGCCCCGGCCTCATCCCCGGCACGCTGCAGTTGCGCCACATAAGCAATCTGTTCCGCGGTAACGTTGTGGAACTGTTGCGCCATAGCAATAAGGCCTGAAGTCGGATCATTCGTCAGTTTGCCAAATGCCGCTGCCACCTTGTCGACCGGCACGCCCGACGCATCGGTGAACTTCGCTACCGCCTGACTCATCTCATCGAACCGGGCACCGGCACGCACTCCGGCGTTGACCAGCTCCGTCAGCGCGCTGCTGGTCTGGTTAAACGTGAGTCCCGCCTGCTCGCCGGATTTCGCCAGCACCAGCATGCGGTTTGAGGTCAGCCCGGCAGTGTTACCGGACAGGACCAGCGTTTTGTTGAAATCAGACAGCGTGGACGAGCCCTGATACCAGGCGTAAACCACCGCTCCAGTGGCGGCAGCCAGCGCGCCAACACCTACCATCACCGGCGATATGGTGCCCAGCAACGCCCGAAAGGTCGGAATAATACCGCCGAAGGAGTCTTTCACCTGACCGCCCTGCTGCAGCAGGATAAGCCACGGACTCTGCCCACCGGCCAGCTGGGTGGCAATATCCGTAAACTGCGCAGGCAGCATACGCATCGCCGCGTTGTACTGTCCTACAGAAATGCCGGCCTTCTTCGCGGCGCTCTCCTGGCGGGTAAATGACTGCTGCACCTTCAGCGCCGAGTCATTCGCTGCGTCACCCGTCTGCTTAAACTGCCTTTTTACGTACTCCATCTGCTCGTTGAACTTTGACGAATTAACGTCAAGGTTAACGACCAGGTCACCCACTGCCGTCTGGGCCATAGCGAACACCTCCTGAAATGCCCTCGGCCTTTGCCATCAGCACAGCGTCACCAGGTTCATCATCGGCAATATCCTCCGCAGAAGGTGAAAGCAGGCTGAAGCTGGCAGGGGTTGATGTGGTTTTGGGGTCAAGCGCGGTAATGACGATATGCATCAGCGAGGAAAAATGTGCATCCAGTTGCGCATCATTAAAAAAATTGTCCTGGTAGAACGTTCGCCAGTCGGCGTATTCCGTTGACGACATACCAGCAAGCATGGCGCGCCAGTCCGGGCGGCGAAATTCACGCGCCAGTTTCAGGACGAATGTCAGCTCGCTGGCGAGGACTTTTCCAGACTGACCGGCTCAGTCACAGCGATATCCTCTGGATCATTCGCTTCCTGCAGCGGCACCATGCCGGATAACAGCTTCACGCTGTACTCTGCAGCGGAAACAATCTCCAGCGGCCAGGTCATCAGCACTTCATTCTGGATCTGCTCAACGTCTTCTTTCGGTGTTTTGTGCGTCCCTTTCAGGGGATGTCCATGCCATAAAGACATGGCCACCAGCAGTGCGCCGGATTTAATCGTCATATCCATCGCCGCCTGCATGTCGGCATCGGTGATACTTTCCAGCGTCTTCAGGTGTTCAAGATGCTCAATACGCTGCAGCGCCGACAGTTCGTAGAGCGTGACGGTCTTGCCGTTGCGTTCGAACGGCTCACTTTTTAAAAACATGGGTTACTCCGGAAAGCGGGGCCACAGCCCCGGAAGTCAGGAAACGGTGACTTTACAGGTCGCGACAAAAAGCCCGTCGTTGGTCATCACGATAATGTCGGCGGTTCCGGCGGCAATGCCGGTTACTGTCAGAACCGTACCGGCGACAGTCACTGTGGCTTTACCTGCATCCGTGGTGGTGGCCCGGAAAGATGGATCGCTTGCGCTGGCTGGCGCCACGGTGACATTCAGCGTGGTGGTGGCAGCAACCGCAACGGTGGTGGTCGATTTATCCAGGCTGACGCCGGTTACGGCAATCGCTGCAGCAGCGCTGTCTTCAGCAAGACCTGGTTTGCCGTTGTTGCTGATCTTGACAGAACGGGTAATGGTGTCTTTTGCCGTCACCGTTTTACCCAGGCTGCTTACCCAGCCACGGAACACATCGATGGCGCCATTCGGGTATTTGATTTTGTACGCCAGCACGGTACCGTCATCAAACCAGCGAACCAGATCCTGCTGCCCGCTCTCGGCAGGTTTCCAGGCCAGCGTAAAACTGGCCTCCCCCGCCGATTTCTGCCCCTGCGCGGTAGCAGTCCAGTCGGCATCTTCGTCGTCCAGATAGGTGTCGTCGTTTGATTCGGCAGTCAGTTCACCGGGCTGCAGGTCTTTAATCTTTGCCAGGCGCGTCCAGTCAACATCCGATAATGGGTTGGCGAAGGGGTTACCCGATCCGGAATAAATCCAGAGCGTGGTGGTGGCACCCTTTACCGGCGCCAGTGGGTTTGGTGTAGTCATTACGTCCTCACATTTCGTAAGTAATGGAATATTTCAGATCAGCCGAACTCCAGAGCCCAAGATCGTCATCGCGCTGGTAGTCATATCCCTGCTGCACCATGTTATTGATCAGGAGGGAAAGTCCTGGCACATTGCCAAGCACCGGATAAATACGTGACTCCATCCAGTCATCGAGCTCGGAATCGGGTACCTGCGCCGGTAAAAAGATTTCGATATGCAGCGTGGCCTGCCAGATATCAGCATCCAGTTCTTCGCCGGTATACCCGGCATCCGTCAGGAAGACAGCGACCGCCGGAAAATCCCCCTCCTCCAGTACCGCTGGACGTCCGTCAAAATAGAGTGCGTCTTTACCAATATGGCTCTCCAGCGCATCAATAATCGCCTTTCTAATATCAGTGTGTTTCATCGTTTCAGAATCAGCCTGAGTTGGTTTTTAAGGGATGCCCGAAGTTCTTTAGGCATATCCGATTCCATGAGCTTCGGCAGCTCATCTTTAAATGCGGTCGTCAGTGGCGCTGCCAGTGGAATGCTGACCACTTCGATCGGATAGCGGGGTCTGGATGTCCGTCGCATCACATGCCAGCGACCATTTTCCAGTTGTTGAATAAAGGCCCCGGGGAAACGAAAAGGGCCAATACGCAACACACTATTGGCCCCGTTTTTGTCCCGTTTTCTGCGGGATAACCGTACGCTGGCGGTACCGAGCTTTATCGCGGGCAGGTTGCCCCGGTTCACGCGGATCATTGCCATCGGCTTTTTCGCCGTGGCGCGTTTTATCCTCGCGCGTTGTTTTACCAGCTTGCGTGGCACCCGCGTATCTTTCGAGACAACGGCAACGCTTCGGCTGACTGCCCGGGTGGCGACACGGTTAACAGCCTGCGCCGAGGCCCGCGGAACCGCCGTATTGCTGATGCTGTTCAGGTTTGCTATAGCCTGTTCAAGCCCTTTTAAAGACATAGTTTTCCCTTAACGGCGCCGGGTCGCTGCGGGAGGAGAACCCGTACCAAGCCAGATATGGCAGGAGCCACAGTCATCAGGACCAATACGATCAACCCAGAAAGGTTTTCCGTTAATATCCAGCGTGTCCAGCCGCGCCAGCTGCCCAATCGTTGCTGATTTCACAAACAACGACGGGCTGGTCCCCTCGACACGGATGCCGGGTGTGGCGTAACCGATATTTTCCGGATCATCGAAAACACCACTCAACGTGACGCCAGAAATCGCGCCGGACGTTACCGTTGCAGAAGTCCCCATAACCTGCCGAATAGTGTCATCGGCCTGTGTTATTGCAGCATCAAAAAGGTTATCGAAATCAGCCACACAGCCCCCTGCTAGTACTCGCGGACCAGTCCGAGTGCAACCAGGCTGTCCGCATCCGCTTGTGTCACGCGGATCACGGTCCCCGCTTCCACAATAGATACCCGTTCATCGCGGGTCGCGTGCAGCGCCTCAATGTGCAGCGTGGCCAGCGTTTCGACGGCCATCAGCGCGCTATCTGTTCTGCCGCTTAACACAGTATCCACTGGCGGCACGGGTTCTGCGGCGCCGGTGGATGCACTACCATCACTTACGCCACCATTTTCAACACTATCGGTATCAGTGCCGTCATTCAGTTCTTCCTCCAGCTCTGCAATGCGCATAGAGAGCTCCTGAATGGTGCCACTGGTATTCACTTCCCGACCAAGCTGCGCGCCAAGCTCATTAAGCCGCGCAATCAACTTTTCTTTTTCTGTCATAAGAACAACTCCGGAACAGGGCCCCGCAGGGCCACAGAATGGACATCAGGCGAGTTTGACAGACACGAACGCATCCGGGTCAGCCAGCAGCATCAGTGGTGCAGACTGGATCATGGTGAACTCACGCGCCGGATCGCCTGTCTGTACCCAGTTTTTCGGATAACGCGTGGAAGCGTTAATGCCTTCACGCTGGGCATCAACATCCTGAATGCAGCCGTAGGTGCGCAAACCGCGCGCCTGGGTATTACCCAGCACCATGCTCAAATCCGGCAGGTAGTTCTTTTTGGTGTCGTCTTCAATGTATTGCCCGGAGTAAACGACAATGGCCACATCGCCATACATTCCCTTATAGGAGACCGCTTCACCCAGATCCTTCAGCGCCGTTTCCAGTTCAGAGTTAGAACCGCGACGGGTGTCGAGCTTCTCTTTTACCGCTTTGAATGAACGGAACAACGCCCAGCCCTTCGGATCAAAGACGATAATATTGACCACGCCGCTGGCGTTCAGCGCATAGGTTTCAATATCGTCAGTGGGATCATAGGTTTCTTTGTCGCGGGTGCTCCATGCCGCAGCACCTGCCTGGATGATGTTGTTTCCGGCACTGCGTCCCATATCCACCTCAACCGGTTCAAACGCTTCGCCGGTCATGGTGTATTTACCGTTGAGAACAGCAGCCACAGCCTGTTTCTCTTCCACCTGAGCAATCGCCAGTTCTTCATCCTTCATGTTCTGCAGGATAATGCGACGGCGGCGGTAGGCCGGGTCAGCCAGATTTTGCGGGTCTTCATCCGGCAGGCGGCGCAGCGTCATCTGCGGGTTTACCTCGTGCTTGGGCTTGACGTAACCCGGCGTAAACTCTGACGTTGCGCCGCCGCGGGAGCGGATAACCTTGCCGGAAATAACAGGCGAGACGTACAGCGCCATGTTGACCATGCCCGGAATTTGCGACAGATACACCTTCTCAGTGCTGAAAGGGTAGCTTTCACGGAAGAAGATACGCAGGAAAAGCGGATCGAACTTGAATTTCTTCTCATTGACCGCCAGCAGTTGGGCCGTTGTGTAAATTGACATAGATGTTTCCTGTAAAAAAAGCCGCGATGGCGGCTTCTGTGGATGATGGTTAGTATTAAGTCGGATGTCAGACGATACTGATGGCTGTACCTGCGAATGCGTTGCGTTTGATGTGTTCATCCGTCACCGCATCCGGCCAGAGCACATCTTCAATACGGAAAGAGCCGGACTTATAGAATGCCAGCTCAGTGCTGCTCTGGTCGGCAGACACCGCCAGAACGCCACAGGCAGCCCCAGCATGCTGGCCATCCCAGACGGTCAGCTTGCCGGAAGTGGCATCCAGCATCAGAGGCGTCATCGCCGGTACTGCTTTCGTCAGTTCACCAGGTGCAAAACCGGTATGCGCCGGATCACTGTTCCCGAGGGGCTGATTGTGCGTAAATTGTTCAGTGTTAGACATATTGACCTCTTAAACAGGCGTATTTAACAAATCGTCACCCGCTTCGGCAGAAGCGCTACCTGCCGTTACGGTGCCGGGTGCGGTTTCCATCAGACGATCCAGCGCGGTATCCGTACGCGCCTGGGCACTCTGAGGAGCCGCGGCAAGGATGCGCTGGGCACTTTCCACCGTCATCCCTGGCGTTTCCGCCAGCGCGCGCGCCTGTGATTCACGCCCTTTCGCCTCTTCACAGTTCAGGATCCCCATAATGCGACCGTTTTCGGCTGCGACCGCCGCTGCCAGCTGGCTGCTGATATCAACAGTTGCACCCGCTGCAGGGTCAGTAACGACCGCAGCAGGCACGTCAACGGTGGTCACGGTCTGGTCAGCAGATGCTGCTGGTTGAGTGGTATCTGCGGATGCAGTAGTACCTTTCATGCTTCCTCCTCGGGAAATCATCGTTCGTTTGTTAATTGCATCGCGCATAACGTTCAGCGCATCCATGTTGTTGACCAGCTGCTCCGCCAGGCCGTTGTCTACTGATTCCTGGCCTGAAAACACAGCGGCTTCAGTATCAAGAACGGCCTGAACCGACATGCCGGTATAACCCGCCACCTTTTCAGCGAACATCTGCCGGGTAGCGTCGATACGCGCCTGAAAATCTGCACGTACCTCTTTGGGTAATTTCTCGTAGGGGTTCCCGTCCACCTTGTGATCGCCGCTGTAAATCAACGTGACCTCAACGCCGCTGGTTTTAAGGGCGGCGCCGTAATTGCTGTGGGCCATCATGACCCCGATGGATCCAGTTCTGGCCGTCTGCGTCACAAGCCGACGCGATGCCGCACTGGCAATCAGCTGGCCAGCGCTGCAGTTCATATCGTTGGCTAACGCCCATATGGGTTTGATATCCCGCATGCGGGCGATGATGTCCGCACAGTCAAAGGCACCCGCCACCATTCCACCTGGCGTATCCATATCCAGAAGAATGCCGTCTACACCCGGGTCACTGATGGCCTGCTGGAGGCGCGCGATGATGCCGTTGTACCCCGTCATCCCCGAATACGGCTGGAGTGAGCGGGTTTTACTGACCAGCGTCCCGGAAACAGGCAGCACTGCGATACCATCAGTGATCTGGTAGCTTCGCGCCGGCTTTGGCCCCATTTCCTCATCATCACCAAAGAGTGCCAGCGGTTCAGCCATCTGCTCTGCGCCAAGCGTAACGCCCGACACGGTGTCGGTCAGACGGGTGATACCTAACTGGCCAGCGAGCGCGCAAAAGAAAACCCGCGCATAGGCGGGTTCAAGTAAAAGCGGCTCATTGAAAGCCATACTGGCAATGTGCGGGAGATTACGCAGCTCTGGCGTCATCGGTCCCCTCCTCATTCGATTTTTTCAGTCCAGACTCAAAGGCCGAAGCCGCCCACGCTGGCGGTTTAAGTCCCGCAGCGCGGCGCTCCATCGTTTCACGAACCTGCTGGGCAAAGATTTCCTGATAGTCTTCCCCGCGTTTGGCGCATTCCTTCTCATAGGTGCTCAGCCCCGCCTCAATGAGCATGACGGCCTCCTGCACCTCCTTCAGTCCGTCAATGGCCATTCGCCCGGAGCCGATCCAGTCAGCATTTCCCCAGGCGCTTCTCGCCTCCTGAAAACTGAACCGGGCTTTAGACGGTAATGTCACTACCCGGCGAACAATGGCCTCTTCCAGCCAGCATAAAAACATCTGACAGGCCTGGCGGGAGGCAACAAATTTGCGACGCCCCATAAAGTACGCCCAGGACTCGTTAGCACTGGCGCGGGCGGTGGAATAACTCATCTGCGAATAGTTGCGAGAGAGTTGCTCATATGACACACCCAGCCCTGCAGCAATGTAGCGCAGCAATGATTGTTCAAACGTCGAATAGCCGTTATCAGTATCCTGCGCTGACTGAAGATTCAGGGAGTCGCCCGGCATCAGATGCGGCACCTTCGCGCCGCCGAGACGAACCGGCGCCGCGGTATAGTACGAGGCCATCTCCCCCAGCCAGCCGGTCATCTTGCTTTGCTGCTCTTTACTGTCTGAGCCAAGAATAAAGTCCATCGCGGTTTGCGTATCCAGCTCACTTTCAATCGTGGCGGCATACATCGCCTTGACAATCGCGCTCTGGAGCTGCGTATTCTGCAGCGTATCGAGCATTTTCATTTGCTCCATGACGCTGTAAAACACGTTGGCACCGCGTGTCTGCCCATCTTCCAGGGGTTCAAATACGTGGATAAAGGAAGGCCGCCCGCCGGGCAGTTCACGCGGAATATAGGTCCACTTCTGCGCCATCCACCCCGGATAGCCATCCTCGCTGACGTAATATCCCAGCGCGGCGCCACTGTCATTTGTTCTGACACCTGCCCGACAGTTTCGCGTGTCTCCGGCGTTATTGGGGTTGCTGATGCGTTTTGGGCTCACCATTTTGAACTGTGTGCGGAAAAGACGCGTGGAATCACTGTCCCAGGTGGCCTGTGCACATAACTCACCGTTAAACGCATGCATGGAAACACCTTCACGGATCATCATGGTGAATGTACGCTTACGTTCCGCATCAATGCAGCAGCAATCGTCCTCCGCAAATTCTTTCCAGGCCGCCTCAACTTCACGGGAGAACGCCCGGGCCTCTTCCTCCCCAATGCCCAGAAAACGCCAGCTGGGCCGATAACTGAGTCGGAAAAACGACCCGACAATGTGATCCTGGTGGAGCTGTACCGCGTTTGCCGCATAGCCGTTATTGCGGACCAGATCGTCAGCGCGCGCGTTACCACGGGAAAAATTAGGCAATAACGCAGCATCTGCGCTTTCACTCGGTGGGTTCCAGGCGCGGAGCTGACCGCCAAAGCCACCAGCACCGCCATGATATCCGGCATAATCCCGCAGAGCGGTTTTACCGTCCGGTCCTAACAAAGCAGGTGTTTTCATGCGTAAAATCCTGCCGGTCCCCGGCGTCGTGGAGTGGTGCCAACCTGTGACTCAAGTTCGGCAATGTATTTCTTCAGGTCACTGACTGAAGTCGCAGTGAACTCAACCCGCCGGCCGTCTTTCTGCACCGTTGCCACCCGCTTTCCCATCATGAGGTCATGCAACGCAGCGCGGGCGGCATCCAGATCAGTCTGTGTCGCCATTATTCATCTCCAGATAATGCCCGGGCATAATCAGCCAGGGTTTTGTTATTGGTCCGGCTCCCCTCTTCCTCCTGCAGGCTCGCGAGCAGTGAATCAAGATTCAGTTGCCATCGCGAAATACTGATCCGCAGGGCCGCCAGCGCATAAACGAAGCAGTCCAGCGCTTCATTTCGTCGCTTTTTGCTGTCCCAGACGATTTTCTTACGCCCGTCCACCCATTTTTCAACCTGCTCCTCAGCAGTCAGTTGCTGAGCCTCAGCCAGATCGTAAATTTCGGGGTTATTGGGAAAATGCACGGCTCCGGCAAGAGGTTCACTCCCTTCCGGCTGAAGTGTGAAGCGGTTATAAATCTGCTCCTTTGCGGTATCAGTCCCCACTTCCGTCAGATAAACGCCGTTCTTGTTGCGTTTACGCGGCATATTCGCGACGGGCTTACCGTAAACGGAAGCCCCTTTAATCGGGATCACGCGAAACAGGCCATGCTTTTTTGAGCGATTGTAGACAATGGTCGGGTCAATACCGCCGATATCCCAGCAGATACGGGATACCGACATTTCCACGCCATTCTTTCGGGAGTAGGTTTTGTTAATCGCCTCGTCCACCCTGACGAGGGTCGCTTCATCATCATGACGGCCCATAATGATTTGCCGGTCAATCAGCCAGCTTTCCTCTCCGGGTCCCCATCCCCAGACGCGCATTTCATATCGATCCAGCTGGGAGTCAATCCCGGCTGTCAGATAAGCAACACGATCCGGTACGGATGCCCCGAAAAACTCTTTGCGTTCGGCCATGAGCTCCGCGTCAGGCCGTTCACCAATTTTAGGCTCCCATGTTTCGCCCAGCGTAGTGTTCACGAAGGTTTTACGCTTTCCGGTATCCCCTTTCGTTTTTAGCCAGTCTTTGACGATCTGTACCCAGGTGGTAAATGGGCTGTATGCCGTCCAGATGTGAAACGTCACGCTGTCCGGCGGGTCGATTTCTGTGCCTGTTGATGAAAACCAGGATAAACCATCGCGCGTCCAGATCCCGGTGGTGTCGCAGATGTAACGAGCTTCAGTGAAATCCAGCTCCTGCTGCTTAATGACGCAGGCATTATGTTCACACAGGTAAAAGACGCTGGAGGGTTCGCCCGGTGTCCATTTGAACCCGAACGGGGTTTCTTTGTCGCCGAACTTAAGGTACTGCTCTTCACCACAGTGCGGACAGGCAACATGAAAGCGCATGAAATGCCCGGACTCGCTGGCAGCACGCTCAATCTGGCAGGTCCCCTTTGTTTTTGGCGTTGAGCCACGAATAGATTTAGGCCAGACAGAGCCCTCAATACGTTTATCACCCAGAAACGTCGGGGAACCCTCTTTCTCAATATCCTCATCAAAAGCAGCGAGTTCGTCATAGCCGGCAACATCCACTGACTTTTCGCGATAGTTTTTCGCCGCCTTACCCCCCAGACACCAGAACCCGCGACCGTTGGAGAAGCGTTTCATACTGAGCGTATTGTCCCGGTGCTTTTTGCCATACCAGGGGGCCAGCGCCAGAAGTGACGGAATATCACGGATCGTGGGTTCAACATGCGACTTCATGAAGTTTTCGGCGTCACCATCCGTGGGCAGCCAGATAAGGGAATTTCGCTGCTTGTGCTGTATAAAATACGCATAAACACCCAGCAACATTTTTGAATAGCCAACACGGGCAGACTTAACAACGTTAACTTCACGAATGTAGTCGTTACCCATCGCATTCATGATCGCGCGCTGAAATGGCAATGTTTCCCAGCGCCCTTCCTGGTAGGCCGACTCTTTGGGGAGATAGTAATTATCGTCTGCCCATTCAACCGCCGTTTGCGGCTCAGGTCGGTACAGCGAAAGTAGACCCGCGCGCGCAGAGTGCTGCAGCCCCTTAACCTGACTGTTCGATATATTCACTCAGCAACCCCGGTATTATTTCATCCAGCGCAGCTGCTTTGTTCATGGCTTTAATGATGTCCTTCTTGAGGAAATCAATATGTCGGTTTTCCAGCTCCGGGAAGCGCCGCTGAACAGACAGAGCAACTCCATCAAGAATGCTGGCTACTTCTCCGGCCATCCGCGACAGCACGAACGTGCAGAATGCGGTTTCCACCACCTCAGCGGAATCTTTTGCATTTTTTAGTTCCTGGGCGTCAGCCTGTGCCCGGGTGAGGCGATGACGCTCATAGTCAATCGTACCAGGCTGAAGGTCGGATTCCGATGCAAGACGAAGGTCTTCCACCTCCTTCCGTAATTTCTCATTCTCAATCGCCGCGTCGCGTGCGGAATACCATTCAATAGCCGCGGAAGATTCATAGAGGACCTCATTACCTTTTCCGCCGCCACGTGCTACAGGCATTCCCTGATCCTGCCAGTTCTGAATGGTTCGCACGCTGACCCCAAATATTTCAGAAAGACGCTTTTTGTTGACCTCCATAGCTCACTCCATGCACAAAAACAGAGAAAGGAAACGCCCTCTGGCTATTTAGCCGTTTTTAAGGCTTATCATTTCCTTTCTTTTCAGGGGGTGTTTACAGTTAAAACAATGAATTAGCGAGAAGAAGAACGGAAACGGCAAATGCCTGAAAATTTTCATAAATAGCGAGAATCTGCGCGGTCGCCGCCCCGTAACGGAGCGGATCGCTGGAAAGGACCCGCAAACGATAATAAATATCAATTTCACAATTCGATTTATAAGCTATCCCTATAATGATTCTCTTAGCGTATGCACAATTAAATGGGCACATCACATTTAGTGCCCTTAGGTTTTCTTCTAGATTACTTTGCTTTAAGAACGCTTTTTGATTCTTTAACTAAATCTTCCAGAAGTTTATTTGTCAACGATAAGAGATGTTCTTCAGCATCATCTGTATCTAACCCCTGAAAATTAACTTCATAGTCAACCTTATCTTCTCGTTTCAAATAATCAGTTAGAAGTTTTGATACTGATTCAGTAACCAGCAAGGGGCCGATATTGCTATATTTTACTATTAAATCTTTTGCCTCAGCAGCTGAGATTTGTAATTTACTAAGTTTCTCAGCACTCAATTTGATAAAGTTTGGATATTCATCTGGACCTAATCGTTGATACTCTTTCAAATCAGAATAATAATCTTGTAGAACCTTTACCTGATAAATTGCATTAGTTAATTCAATAAGGGCCCCTGCTCTCTTCTCCCACCACTTTTCACTATAAAAACGTTTTAAAGCAAATAACATTGCAATCCATGCACCAAGTCCACCCGCTACTACAGAGATCACTAATTGGTAAATATAATTCATGATAGCCTCGCATATTTATACTGTGACTATTCTGCATGATTTTGACTAATCAGTACATATCAACCATTCTTTCCGGATGACCGCGCTAATGATATCGAGACAATCCCTACAGATTAGTCTGCTCCCTATGGAATTTTTCTCTTCCACATTTCCTTCAGTACAGGGGGAGTTATTGTGCATTATCTCAGGCGCTCAGTGAATGCCTCTGTAATGGCAGCCTGTGTAACAAACAACCTACCGTTCAATGGCTGAGCGACCTGCTATCACGATGGCAGTCATCATGGAAAAACCCCATATTTTCTATAATTAATAAGAAAATCATGACATAAGTCATTGAAATACTGATTGCTCATTGTAACTTGGATTTATCTCCCCACTTCCCTATTGCGCTATTGTTGGCGTAATTAGGAGAAGCTATAAATGACTGGTAAAACAATTAATCTGCAATTTGATGGGTATTGGCGTGAAGCCAATAAGAGTGGCGTTCCAGATCAGTCAGGAATCTACTGCGTATACGCATGCAAAGCTGTTACTAATGGCTCCAAGACAACACTCGAAATTCGTAAGTTGATTTATATCGGCGAATCATCGAACGTCCGATCCCGTGTGGCCACGCACGACAGGCTGGGTGACTGGAATGAACATTTAATGGTCGGTGAGACTCTCTGCTATTCCGTCGCTACTATTACTGGAAAAGATGATCGGGTGCGCGCAGAAGCTGCATTGATTAACAAAATGACTCCCCCTGCAAATAGCGAGTATACGGGTGAATTCCCTTACAACGAAACCACTGTTAACTGCTCTGGGGAAACTTCGCATTTGCTTTCCACATTAACCGTTGGTTAACTCTTTAAAATGGCTGGCTAAGTCTAGCGGCCATTCACTTCAAACATTGCTGCCTGATGTAATCCTGTAAGTAACTCACTTGCCCGGTGATGGTGCTGATTCGCTCTCTGAGGGTGAAATAATCCCGTTTAGCGGCGTCAGTAAGTCGGGGGCTATTGCCATCATCCTTACCGATGATATTGTCTGTTTCACTCACTCAGTAGTTAGTATGGTTCTGCATTGTCCCTTCACTAATGTCGTGCTGCGATGTAATTTCACGGAGGGCCATCACTCCGGCACAGTACGCCGCCCCGATGACCTCCCAGTCCGGCTTGCTCATGCTTCTTTCCTATTAAAGTAATCCCATTGATGACCTATGGTAAGACGGAAGTAAACCTGTCATCTATGCTACCGAGGAGATTCTCGATGGACGAAACAATTACTGAAAATGCTATTAAGCAAGCATATAGCGTTACCATCATGCAGCTTTTTAATGTCTATCTAAATTCAGCAAACGATCCCAACGCATCAGCAAGATTTCAGGAAGGGCTTCGTCTTGCGATACAAGTCCGAGATGCCTGCTTGCAAATCGCCTCCCAAAACCATGCGCCATGAATTCATTAGCGGCCTATTCAAAAACTACCATTACGATGGGTCTGCCCATGGTTATGGCAACGCAGAAAGGTAATAGAATAAGAGTTAATCCCCTGACCTTACCAAACCAGCGGCCCACCCTAATTAGCTCGATTACTTTGAATACAACTTTTGTGTTTAGGCAACCTCAAAAATCATACAAACATATCACCCACGCTGATAAAAAAACAATCCAAAATAAAATCTCATTTACATCACTGGAGTAACAACCATGCCTAACTGTGAACTTTTAACCGAAACCGGCGTTGATAACTTTGCCATTGTTATCAAATTTCTATCAGAAAACAACCTTATAGATGAAGCAGTTAATTATTTAAAAAACAATGGCCATACAAATATTAGAGTCAGCATCGAAGCTGTTGAAGACATACAGAAATTCTTATCCGAAAAATATCCATCATCCTCATCAAGCAAAGCTGATGCCATAATTAATTGCAGTCATAGCCATTGCAGTTAATTACTAACGCTATGCCAACTAATATTGAATAACTAATCAGACAGCGAAATAGGTGACAAGTCATTTTAAATTCTGCGCACTGACATATTCTTGTAATCCGGCAAGTTGCTTGGTGACAGTTTCTATTCGCTCTCTGAGAGTGAAATAATCCCGTTGAGCGGTGTCAGTAAGTCTGGGGCCGGTTGCATCATCCATGCTGGCGGTGTCGGTGGTTTGACGCACTTTATTGCAGGCGGCTGCAACGCGCAGCTGCTTGCGCCCAGACTCAACATCGCCACGTAGACCGCTAATGGTGTTTTTCGCATCAGCTAACTCCTTCGTATATTTGGCATCCAGTGCAGCGACATCGCGCTGGCGGGTTTGCATGTCGGTGATAGTAACGTTAGCTAGGCTGAGCTTTTCAGTTGCTTTGTTGCGTTGGTCTTTGTAGGTGATCGCGTTGTCGCGGTAGTGGTTAACGGCCCAGCCTAGAGATAAGATTATGCAGATGATCACAGTAATGATGATGTTTGTTAGTCGACTCACCGGTCAATCCCCCAGCACGTCAGCGCACTTTCTTGATCGCGCCGCTCGACCTGCCCATAGCACCCATTTTTCTGGCCTTTGGTCAGACGACAGTCGCGGCCGCCGTCTTTAATCCACCAGCGGATCGCTTCACAGGCGCCTTTACGGTCACCAGCGTTAATGCGCTTATAGAACGTAGAAGGGAAACATTTTCCGGGGCCGATGTTGTAAGGACAAAATGACGCAATACCCGCTTTCTGTGGTTCGGTCAGTGGTACTTTGATATTTCGCTCAACCCACGCCAGCGCCTTGTCGCGTTCTATGGCGTTCACCTTGGCGCATTTCTCAGCAGACAGCTTCATGCCCTGAACTACTGGCTTACCATCAACCATCGTGGCGCCACGGCAAATAGTCCAGATTCCGCCGCCGTCGCGATATGCTGTCAGGCTGTTACCCTCTTTCTCATCCAGAAACTGATCGAGAATCACGGGCGCGGAAGCCCCCGCAAGAATCAAACCAACGACCGCTGCGCTCAGTTTATTCTTCAGCTTTGGTGGCATAGCCATTGCGCCGATCCTCCCGTTCTTTCCAGCGGAAATACCAGTTCACTGCACAAGTGATAACTGTGCATGCGATACCGACAATAATTGCCCAGTCGCTCAGGCTTAACCCTGCAATTCTGTCGGCCAGCATCCAGGACACCTCTTTTGCTGTTTTAGCTGTTTCGGCATATGCCTTCGCTGATACACCGCAGCCGGCAAGCGTGGTTCCTGATCCATATGAAAGTCTGCTGTAAATGGTGCTCATTCTGGTCATAGCCCTACCTCCGATTATTCGGATGGCGCTGTGTGATGAAAGGGTCAGGCTTCACGGGCTGGATTTATCAACAATATGTATCGTGGATGATTCCCGTGAGCCTGAAATAAAAAAGCCCCGGCGAATGCCAGGGCTGGTAAATCTCAAATTTAAATATCAAAGGGATTTCGTTTTAGCTCCAGAGCTTCCTGTTGTCGCCAATGCAACCAGGTTGGTTTTAATGACTTAGCCTTCTCTGATGATGAGCAAGTTTTTTGGTATAGGTATTCAGTCATACTTATACCAACCTTGGTATCTGGAAATACCCCATGGTATGTGCCGTCAGGATCCTGATGATTGGATACGAATAACAATTGCACAAAAGTATTCATACCTTCATTAGACAAATAACAAGAATGAATAAAACGTAGGGTATGAAAATGGTGACTATCTAAATTAACCATGATGCTCTCCATGTGGAGTTTATAGCACTCATGTGCACATCACCCGGCGGGTGAAGGGCAAATTTTAACCTTTCCCCTCAGTTTCATCCAACAACAATAATAAAACCCGCTCATCGGCGGGTTTATAAAATTTTGGCAACATATCAAATATGCTTAAAATATGGCTTATTTTGTTGCATTTTGCAAGCGCGTTTGAAGGAGATAGTGAAATTTACTTCACATTTCTGCCACTTTGAGGGCTTCTTCTTCCTCATAGTATTCAAGAGCCATTGCCAACGCAGATTCATCAAGCTGGGTAAAAGCGGCCTTTAACCCAGCCCAGTGCCATGAATAGACACGCAACCATGTCGAACGGTCAACGCTAACCATGCGGGCCAACGCTGCACCAGCATAGTCTTTATAGGTTTCATTATTTCTGTTTGCGGCAATTTCCTGCCCTGCCAGCCATACCAGACCTATCAGTTTCTTTACTACACGCTCCTGAAGCGAGTTTTCACCCAGGCATTTCTGATAAGTTTTCCAGACGTATTCACACATCATCACCTGGTGCTTATAGCTAAGGTCAAAACCGTAGCAGTACCGCAACCAGGCCTGCTGGTATCCACTAAGCGCGGACACTGCCCTACGCCACGGCGCGGACTCAAATTCCGCATCTTTTATCGGCGGCATTGGCCTGCGGCGGCTGCGTGTTTCCAGCACATACAGTGGCGCGGAAAGCGAGTTAACAAAGCGTGGCCCCTTCTCTCCTTCGAGTTCGACGAGATGAATTCCACGGCGCGGGGTGGCATTTTTGTCTGCTGGTGGGTGTTCACTGAAAGCCTCAAGCTGCCCTTTTGTTCCCCCAGAGAGGTCAGGTAGCGCGCGGCGCAATTCTATTCTTACAAAATTCAGGTCTTGTTGATTCATGCTTCTTTGCGCTCCATACACTTAAGCTTTCGCAATTACGCCGATCGCCAGCGCCCGATCCATAAAACGCAGTAGCAGCTCAAGCTGCGTACCATGCTTCTGCTCGAATGCTGGTACATCGGCGTGTAACTCGTCGTGGCACTCTCTGCACAGAGGGATCACGAAGAGGTCATGGGCTTTTGTTGCTGTACCACCCATACCGTGCCCTACGATATGGTGCGGATCATCTGCTGGCCGTCGGCAACACTCACAGGGTTGTGTTTTAACCCAGCGGGTGTACGTCTCATTTATCCAGCGGCGTCGCTTTGGCCTGAGCATGAAAGATTCTGGAGACTCCGGATCAACAGAGAGCGTGAGGATCTTCTTCGCCTTCTCCTGCACGAGGCTGGTTGCAGACGCTGAAGGCACAATGTCGCTTTCCCTCATGACAGAGCGGATGTTCTCATCCGGGAGGCGCAGCCCTTTGTGCGCAACGCTTTCCGGAATAACATCAGCCAGGTCGTTTCTGACCATCCACCAGCACAGTTCCGGAAGCGTCAGGATATGCGACTCGGGAAAACCAGAATCACGCCGAATGACTTCCAGAATCCAGGATACCAGGTTTCCTGCCGCTATACCTGCAAGCTGTTCGGTATGCTGCCCCGACAAAGTGTGATCGCAATGCCAGCACAGGCGAATGCTTCCTGGTGGGTGCCGCATTGTTGTGAAGTTCTTGTCGTGCCACGATGAATGTGGCCACTGGCATTCAAACCGAGAACTCAGCCACTGCTCAAGGGAAGGAAGCCCACCGGCACGCTGAATAACCCGCTCATTCCCGAAGACCTGCCGCATTACCGGATCATCAGCCAGCGGCTGAATGGCTGCCGGAACAGCCCCGGTACTGAATGACGCCATTTCTTCTGGTTCAGGTTCGAGCAGAACGCGACCACGCATGAAGAGGTGCATCAGTTCCGCGCCGGGACGAAACAACACAATCCCCATACGATGGGCTACTTCAGGAGTTAACAAAGCCCTCACGCCGCCTGCCCCCCTGCAATATGTTCAGCCCACAAACCACCAATCCAGCGTACTCCCTTGGCAGTGAAACGCGTCTGGCTAAATGCGTGATTGGATGTGTTCGATGTTCCCGTCTTAACTTCAAATCTTCCTGCGGAAATGTGCTGCGCCATAGGGGTAAGTGTGCCGCCGAGGCGATACAGGATATTGCGTTCAATAAGGAACAGGCGGAACTCAGTTTCTTTTGCGTTGAGCAATTTGGCTACCTGCCGGAATGACATGGAGCCTTTTGCAGAGCAATAACGATCAACAAACTCCACTTTTGGCGCCGCAGCTGCCAGCTGGATGGTCAGTTGCTCTTTCTGCTCGGCTAAATCAGCAGCCAGGCGAAGCGCTTCCGGCAATGAGCGGGGAACACTGACACTCTGCCCTTCTTCCAGTTCCTGCCACCGATCAACAACCGCAGCGGTAAATTCTGGTGACAGTCTGGCAACAATCACCAGAGAGTCGCGTTTGTTAAAACGATACTCCTGGTAAACATTGCCGTTATGCTCAAAATCGAACTGCGCCAACGGCGCGGTTAAAATTCCCGCAGCAACAAGACGCTCAGCCGAGCGTTTCACGTCACTGTGTTTACTCTGAACCAGATCCGCAATATCACGGCTGGACATTGTTACTACACCATTCACGATTAACTGGCTCATACTTTTCTCCATATCAGGCGGCTGCACCCGCCGGTTCATATCTGCTGATCGTTATCTCTACCCGACCTTTCGGCACTACGGGTCCCCATTCCACCAGCATGCGCTTAATCTGGCTGTCGTCTTCCCAGACACCCGCATGCGTCAGCGCGTCAAACAGGGCTTTGTTGTAATTATCGATATCCCGGCGGCGCGCATCCGGCGGGTACAGAGTGATTTCTACCGCTGCCAGTTCAGTCGATGGCTTCGGGAGACGTCGTAATTGCTCAATGATCGCCACGCAGGCAGCGCTCTGGTATTTACGGCCATCAGCGCTAATGAGGTGACGACCGGCCAGCGGCCCCTTGTTAGGGGCGCGCCAGTAGGTGTTCACGCTCGGAGGGAACGGGAGCACAAGTTTCATGCCACCTCCTGATGTTGCACTGCACACAGTTCCGGAAGATTTGCCTCCACCAGCGCCCTGGCGAATGGTGGTGGTACCGCATTACCACAGCGGGCTACCTGCTTATCTTTTGCATAGCGATTTCCACGGTAGTCCTGATCAATAACGTATCCATCCGGGAAGCCCTGCGCTTTGTAGAGTTCATGCGGCTGCAACATGCGCATTCCGATATCAACGATCTGGTATTTAACCCCATCGATCGTTACCAGCCATTCATCGTCACTTTCCCCGCAATACGTCTCGAGAAATGTGCGTACCTCACCCACGTGTTGGCCACCAGAGGTGATTGTTGGCATGGGCACATCAAGACGTTGCCCGTCGCGGCATGTTCCACGCAGTTTCACCAAATGAGAGGCAACAACCGCATGATGATCGACAGTGGTCACTGAGTGTGCGGGTTCATCCATACTGACACCCGGTCCCGTATAGTTACCGCCGTAGTGTTTAGCCAGAAACGCGCCCACCAATTGTGATTTACCTCCACCACCAGCTGTAATTGTGGCGCTCGGTTCGTCTGCCCGGTGGCCGACGCTGGCCCCAAACTGGCGGGCTATCACTGGCGCAACAAGACAGGCGCGGGATTGCTTCATAATGGTATGAGCAGGTTTATCCAGCGGGCGCGGTTTAGCCTGGTATTCACTACCACCATTACCCGCCAGGAATGGCGTCAGTGCAGCCTCAACAATCCCGAGTGCATGCCCATTCCCACCCGGGCGTTTTGACGTGCCAGCGGTTACCGTCGGGACAGGTTCGGTAACGGGCTGCCCGGTTGCCCCAGTGCGGAATTTTGTCAGGTGTGGAACAGCTAACGCGTAACCGTGGGTTTTAGTAATAGTTTGCAAAGGCTCGTCCAGCTTCTGACCACGGAAACAGTCGTAACTCGTTTTGGTGCTGGTGTGATTGCACTTCACGATAAACGGCGACGCACTTTCGATAACAAAGCGCTGTATGCCGCGCGCGATCCGCTTCAGCGTGTTCTCCGCCAGCGTTTTTTTGCGGTCGAAGATGGACAGGGCCGGAACATTCCAGTCGATACATTCCGCAGCGGTACGCCATGGCATCAGCCTGCCGCTCTGCACCTCCAGAGACTTAGGATCCCCATGGGTAACTGCAGGCCACTGGATTGGGCAGCCATCGCAGCGCATAACCATGAAGAAGCGTTTGCGGATCGTCGGCGCGCCGTAATCACACGCGCGTAGTTCGCGATAATCAACATCATATCCAAGCCCATCCACCAGCTTTTGCGCCTGCTCGCTACCTCTTTCGATAGACAGAAACTCACAAACCTCAGCCAGTGCCGGGTGATCAGCAGGAATACCAGTGGATAGCATGCCGACAAATGCCTCAAATGTTTCACCAGCTCGTGCCGGATCCGGACGCTGCGCATCATAAGGCGGTATAACTGGGCCAACAAATGCAGCCAAATCATCCCCCACCAGATTGGGATTTTGTGGCTCAGCTGGTAATAGCGGTCCCCACGTTTTGAACTCTTCCACGTTCTCCAGCATCATCACGCGCGGTCGCTTTGCCAGTGCCCAACGCAGAACAATCCAGGCCAGACCGCGTATCTCTTTTTTCACAGGCTTGGCGCCTTTTGCCTTCGAGAAGTGTCGGCAGTCCGGGCTAAACCATGCCAGGCCGACAGGATTACCTCCGGTGGCGGCTACCGGATCCACGTCAAATACGGATTCGCAGTAATGCAGTGTTTCCGGGTGATTCGTCTTGTGCATCGCAATGGCGTTTTCGTCGTGGTTGATCGCAATATCCACGCTGCGTCCGATCGCCAGTTCAATACCCGTTGATGCGCCACCGCCACCAGCAAAGTTATCAACGATAATCTCACGCATGGGTTACCCCCTGCATGCTGCCGACAAGACCACGCGCAATTGTGATAATTTCGCTGGTGGCCGTTCGTTCCAGCCAGAGTTGATTGATGTTGGCTTTCAGCTTGTTCTGCTGAGCCTCACTCAATACGTCAACGCCTTCCACCTGGTTAAACACCAGACCAACCTCGAGAGGCCAGATACGTGACTCAGTTTCCGATGGTATGACTGGCTCCTGGGGTGCTCGCATTGCAATTGTCGGCTCTTTGCCAACAGCGAATTGAGCCAGCGCCATAAATGCCCGACCTTTTGCCTCCAGTTCTGTGCGGTTGATATAGCTGAACCGCTCACCACGCCATGACTTATCGAATACAGCTATGGCACCGGCAAAAAACGCGCTGGTGGGCTTCTGTTTTTCGTCAGCAGGTACAAACCACACTGGCAGATCGAACCCAATGCGCCCGCGAATGAATACAATGTGATCGGCATCTTCCGGCCACCACGTTTCACTTGGCGCGGCTTTTATCAGGAATACATAGCGACCGCCCTTCTCGCACTGGGCTGCTGCGTACTTCATGATGTGCGTCATACCAGTGATCGCCTGTTTCTCGTGGTACTGCGAACGGCTATACGGTGGGTTGCCATAACCTGCGCCACCCAGTTCTGCCAGACGTTCAGACCAGTCCTGGGTCAGCGCGTTATCTTCGGCGGTGTACCATGCCGGGCATTTCGCGTTGTCGTCGTCAGCAAACAAATCCAGAACTAATGGACCAAATAGCGCGTTGATCCCCCAAAACAGCAGATCCGGTGTTCGCCACTGATCGCCAACTTCTTTCAATTCGTGAGCTGGTTTACTGCGCAGTTCTGCCAGCGACTGGCAATATTTATTTGGCATCATGAGCGGAACCCCGAATGTTCTGGAAGTGAGTAGTCAACATTTTGGAAGCTTGCGCGGCTGGCTGAGTTAGCCGTCCATTTACCGTTAACGCGCTCAGGTCGCCCAGCGGCAGACCATTTGGTCGCGCTTTGCAGGTAACCAGGGAAGTTTTTTGGAATAAACAGAGTTGCCGGACGGAGATATTGAGCCTGCTCGCTATCACGCCAATCAGCGTTTTTGTAATCCACCACAAGGCACAGATCATCAACAGTGAACCGTTCCCGCAGACGGGCACGAATGTTCTCCAGCGACGTGCTGCATACCTGATAGCGTGAACCAGTTGTCTGGTTCAGGTAAGACAAAACCTGTCTGGCCTGATCAGTAATCACAATCTCAGGGTCGGGTTGCGCCGCAACCGGACAAGAGGGTTTTGAAGTTACTTGTGGATCTTGTGTTGATTTTACTGACGGATCCCCGCCAGATTCTGACGGGTCAAAACCGCCGTTTTTGCCAGATTTCGACGGGTCAGTTTTTGAGGCGTCAAATTTTGATGCGTCAGATTTTGACGTGTCAGAATCTGACAGTTGAGAAAATGCGGCAGCCTGAAGTTTCGCCACATTCAGGCGGTACACGTTCGAAGCATTACGGTTACCATTACGGCGCTGTGTGCGCGTGAGCCAGCCATCTTTTTCAAGCTTTGCGATTGCCGTTCTGATAGTGCTCGGCCCTGCGCCAAGCTGGCGAGCAATAGTTTCAATGGACGGCCAGCACACACCTTCATCGCTGCTGAAATCAGCAAGGCGAGCCATGATCGCGACACTAGACAACTTCATGCCCGACGCTGCGCAACCATCCCATACGTAGCCGGTTAATTTAGTGCTCATGATCGTCCGTTATCTCCCTGAACTTTTGCCTGAAATGCTCAAGTGGGCTGAAGCATTCGTGCGGGTAGCCATCACGCAGATAGATAACGCGCTGTGTTTCTGGCTCCCAGCGGATAACACGGACTGGCACTCCGCGGTTGTCTTTGAACCTTCGATTAAGTTCGCGCACAGGCGTTTTGCCCTCCGGTTGTAGACCCCCACAATTGAAACCGCCCTACTGTGGTTACACGGAACCCAGCGGTTTGATAATCTGCGTTCATACCGAAACAACGGAGTACCCGAAACCGGGATCATCCTGAGTTGCGGTAGACGGTCAAAAGCCGTTAAACTGCTCATGCGGATTATTTCTCCATACTCGAAGAGTTGTTCGCCAAGGCGCCCGGAGCTGCACACTCGCGGGCGTCACTCTTTTCAGCGACACAAAAAACTCGATACAGAAGCGTTACGTGCTCCTGGAACTTAGCGATAACCTGATAGCTGTTTTCCTCAATCTGACCACGCTCATCTGCGTCAATTACCCCATCAGCCGTGGCTTTACGTACAAAATTCGAATGACGGCCTATCCATTCGATGGACTCCATCAGGCGCTGATTTATATCGGCGTTATCCAGATCATCAACATCTGCCAGTGGTACAAATACGCCCTGAGAATGGCGCGCAACGGCATCAGCGATATGAGTTGAACCACCAGCACGTTGTAAAACCATTGCCCAGCCCAGTGGGAAGATCTGGTCGCCGTCAACACGAAGGCGGTTAAACAATGCGTTCTCTGTCACGCCCAACCATTCCGCCGCCTCGGCATAACCACCAGGTAGATCGGTGATCGTTTTTTTTATCGCCGCTACCAGCCAGGCTGGCTGACGTTCGACTTTCCAAATAGGTTCGTTACCCACGGCTTACTCCTTTTTCCTGTGGTTACTGGTTAGCAGATACGCCTGTAACCTTGTGATATAGGGATGCGTCATACTTAAGTTTCCCATTAGTAATTCTCTCTATTACGAAGGCTTGCTTCTCAGGGATGACCTTTCCCCAACGACATACGGCAGGGTGTGAGATATTCAAAGCAACAGCGGTTTTAGAGATACCGCCAAAATGCTTTACGACTTCGGACTTATACATAGTTCCTCCGGTGTGATGAATGAACCAAAGGTAACAAAAGGTACATTAAATAGCAAACAACAGTTACAAGCAAAGGGTGTAACATTGGTTACATGAAAACAGAGATGAAAGACCGCATCAGATCCAGACGAATCCAGCTGGATATAACCCAATTAGCACTGGCTAAAAAGCTTGGTGTAAGCCGTGTATCGGTTACAAAATGGGAAAACGGCACGACAAAGCCTGATGGTGAGAACCTTCACCAGTTGGCTCAGGCTCTATCAACAACACCAGAGTGGATACTCTATGGAAGCGGTGATGAGGCCATTGACGACACGCGCGTCGTGCCTTTTTTGAAACCCCCTGTAGCTGTACCGATCATATCGGCAGTTCAAGCCGGTTTATGGACGGATAGCTATGCCTGCTCAAGACTTACAGACGTGATTTCCTGGACTCAAACAACTGCAAATGTATCGGATGAAGCGTTTGGGTTAGTAGTCCGCGGTGAGTCGATGACTAACCCGCAAGGACTTCCATCTATACCAGAAGGTTCTATTGTTATAGTCGAGCCCCATTATGGGCAGCTTGATGATCTATATGGGAAAATAGTCGTTGCTATATTGGATGGGACATCAGAAGCAACGGTTAAAAAATTAGTTTGGGATAGCCCCTACTCATACCTAATGCCACTGAATCCGTTATTTAAGCCAATCCAAATTGATGGTAACTGTCGCATTGTCGGAAAAGTTGTACAAATCACTCAAAACATTTAATCCCTTCAAAATTAAGAGCCGAGCATAGCCTCGGCTTTTTTACATTCCCAAAGGTAACATAAAGTACATTACTCGCTTGACCGCAAAGGTAACTAAAGGTACATTTAAATCATCAAACGTAATCATTGGTACGTTTGGTGAGGATAACAAATGCCTTGTACCACTATTCTGGCGGCCCGGTGTTTTCCCACTTGTCCGGTAACCGCCAGCCTTTTTCAAGGCACAACAGAAAAGGGCATCACCGGGCGACGGGCTCATAACCCAATCCACCCGGGCAAAAAGAAAGCGGTCTCTGCAAGCCGCCGACCAATGCAGGTGCCCTTCTCTGTTGTGTATGGAGAAAGTTCGGCGGTTGCAGCCGCCTTAACGAGGGTAAAACCATGAGTAATGACCGCATGACCGTAGTGCCAGATTTTCTTGGCGAACTGGATGCCGGCGTGTTCATGAACAAAATCGCGGCAGCACTTAATACTACCGCGCTTGGCGTTCTGAACAACGGCAACAAAGGCAAAGTAGTCCTCACATTTGATTTTGAGCGTATGGGTAATTCCGTTGAAGAGAAGCGCGTGAAGATCAAGCACAAGCTGAACTACAGCACCCCGACACCGCGTGGTAAAGCCTCCGAAGAGGACACAACCGAAACCCCGATGTGGGTCAACAAAGGCGGGAAGCTAACCATCCTGCAGGAAGATCAGGGTCAGCTGTTCGGGATCACTGGCGCGGTGGATGGAAAGCTTAAAGCGGCACAGTGATCCGCAACAACAAACTCACTGATACCACTTTGATCATCAGTTAATAAGGAATTTTTATGTCTCAGTTAGACAGCGGTACCTTCAAGCAGGTCAAAGACCTGGTTCTTTCAGGTTATCACCTGAATGATATTCATGGCCTGGCTTGCCCGACCGCATTGCTGCCAGATGGTACTGGCGTTGAAAGCCTTGAGCGCTTTTCTCTGGAGCGTTTCCGCTTTCGTGGCGCAATGACCACAACCAGTATTGACGACTTCGCACGTTATTCTAAAGGTTACGCCAGCGACAGTGAGCCAGCTCGTTGCTTCATTGACGCTGACAATATGACCGCCCGTTCAGTGTTCAACATCGGCACCCTGGATAATCCCGGTCACGCCGATAACGTTGCTTCAATCACCCTGAAGAAAACCGCCCCGTTCCGCGCGTTACTGCAGATCGATGGTCAACGTCTGAAGCAAAAGCAAATTGCTGAATGGCTGGAAGACTGGAGTGATTACCTGCTGGCGTTTGATGCCGATGGTAATACGATGCAGATTTCCCAGGCGGCTCAGGCAGTGCGTCGTATCACCATTCAACAAGCAACCCAGCAGGACCATGAAACTAGTGATTTCGCTGGTAAAAAATCCCTGATGCAAAGCGTTGAAGCAAGCAGCAAAGACGTAATGCCTGTGGCATTCGAGTTCAAATGTGTGCCGTATGAAGGTCTGGGCGAACGCCGCTTTAGCTTGCGTAACAGCCTGCTGACCAGCGATGAACCCTGCTTTGTTCTGCGCATCATCCAACTTGAAGCCCAGGAAGAAGAGATCGCCAACGAATTCCGCGATTTGCTGATCAGCAAGTTCGACGGTGAATCAGTGGAAACTTTCATCGGTAACTTTAAAGCCTAATTGCTCTGCATTAAATCCCCGGCGCCGCGGGGATTTATTGAAGCGTAATTCCATTAATTATCGCCAACCGGCGAGGGATTCGTGCAACCAAAATCTGCGCGGTGCAGCGCGCCAATATGGAGAAAACCATGAGCTACATTCAGACATTATCCGGCAAACATTTTAATTACCTCGATATCCAACAGGACGATATCGTGATCGAAGATATCGCTACCGCGTTGTCTCATATCTGCCGCTTTGCTGGGCATCTTCCTGAGTTTTACAGCGTCGGCCAGCATAGCGTTTTAACCAGCCATCTCGTTCCGCAGGAGTTTGCATTAGAAGCACTGCTTCATGATGCCGCCGAAGCATACCTGCAGGATATCCCCTCACCGCTTAAGCGCCTGTTACCGGATTACCAGGTGATCGAAGCTCGCGTAGACGCTGCTATTCGCCAGAAATTTGGCCTTCCTATGGAGCAACACCCAACCGTGAAATATGCCGATCTGGTGATGCTCGCCAGCGAACGCCGCGATTTTGAAATTGACGAAGGTTCCGTGTGGCCATGCCTCAATGGCGTTGTCCCGACGGACCTATTCATCATCAACCCAGTTCGTCCAGGCCAGTCATACGGCATGTTCATAAATCGCTTTAATGAGTTGATGGAGCAGCGCCAATGTGCCGCATGAAGGTAAAAGAACTCGTAGCGGAGGCTTTTGCCTCCGTTGCTGAATTGCCACCAAAGCATGCACCGCTTATGCGCGAAGTCGCCACCAGACTGGACACTACGTTCGCAGCATTAAAAGAGTCTCTGGTGCAACTGGAACAGGAACGTAAAGGTAAAACGCCATGACCGTATTTGAATATCTCCAGGCTCATCCGAATACCACCAGCGGTGAAATCGCCAAAGGTATGAACAAAACTACGCCAGCGGTCGCCGGAGCATTATCGCAACTCTATGGCACAGGCCGGATCGTGAAGTCTGGTGTTCGCAAGGGCATTCCAACATACCGTGTTAACGATATGCCGTTTGGGTGTAGTAACAGCCTAACCATGATGTTTAACCAGCTATTGAATAGAGCCAGACAGGGAAGCGCGCTATGAGCAAATCGAGTATGGAGTATTACTTCGAGTTCCCTGCCTCTCGCGGCTTGCAGGGGGATACGCTTATTCTTTTGATGAACGTTCCAGGACGAACCCTATCCCGCGTACTGGCATCTGATAATTACGGACACACGCTTGAGCGTTCTCAGCGTGAACTCAATAAATCACGCGTAAAAAATTTTTACGAATACCTAGTGGCAGCTGCTGAAAATAAGGAGCCTTTCATCATCCCACCACTGGTTGGTAACTGTGCTTCACATGTGGAGTTTGAAGAGTTCGGCAATACAAACGTAGGCGTTGTTCGGTTCCCAATGGACGCAGAAATTAAACTTTTTGATGGGCAACATCGTGGTGCAGGTATAACCATGTTCTGCAGAGAATACGATACACCCCTGTTTGTACCTTTGATGATGACTCTGCAACTACCACTGAAGACACGCCAGCAATTTTTCTCTGATATCAATAACAACGTATCTAAGCCTTCTGCAGCAATAAATATGGCTTATAACGGCAGGGATCAGGTTGCCCAGACAATGGTGTCATTCCTCTCCACTCACTCAGTGTTCTCCGAGATCACCGATTTTGAACACAGCGTGGTTCCGGCAAAAAGTGACCTCTGGATTAGTTTTAAGGCCGTTGGTGATGCAACTGCTAAATTCGCGGGTAACGGGGACGATGCGCTGTCTACTGGCGATATTTATGACCTTTGGGAAGCGTGGCTGAAGCTGACGGCTATTGATGGTATCCGACACGGTGTATCACCAGCTGAATACAAGCGAGATTACATCCAATTCCATGCGGTGATGATCAATGCGTTTGGCTATGCAGTCCAGGAACTACTGAGGCGTCGCCCTGCGCATATCATCGTGCAGATGATCGAAGAACTGGTAACAAAAGCCACAATGACCGAGCTGGAAGACTTCTTCCTTATCTCTTCATGGGATGGTGTTTGTGCTGATGCCAGCAAAGAAAGAGCCACGGTAATTGCCAGCGTTCCGGCACAGAAAGCTGCAGCACAAAGGCTTGCAATGGCTATCACAGCAGGGACATTCGCAATGGAGGCAGCCCAATGACAGCACTCAACAAACAGGCGCTGCGCCAAACAGCAGAGAAAGCCACCCAGGGCGAATGGTGGTCCGATGTTGTCGAAACTGACGGTGAATACGGCGAGGGTGAAGACAGAGCGTCTGGATACCACTCATACGCGGTTTACGTCGGTAGCGAGTCATTGCTCGACATGACCAATTCCACAGCAGCGTGCATTCACGAAGAGTTGGATCACGATTACCACATGGCTTGGGATGAGACAGCCAAACGCAACGCAGAATTCATCGCCGCCGCTAACCCTGCCACTGTGCTGGCGCTGCTGGATGAGCTGGAAATTGCAGAGAAGCGCATAGCAGAACTGGTGGCGCGGACCGTGACGCTGCCGACGCCGTACCCGAAAGGTTACGGGCTAGTTTCTGATAAATATAACTTTGCACTGGAAGAATGTGCCGACGCAATCCGCGCCGCTGGCATTGGCGTGAAGGGGGAATGATGGCAGAGCAAATAATTTTGGATGTGTGTTGTGGCTCCCGCATGTTCTGGTTCAACAAGCAGGACACCCGCGCCGTGTTCACTGATATCCGCGCCGAAGAGCACGAACTGTGCGACGGTCGCCGCCTGGTTATCAGTCCAGACCTGATTGCCGACTTTCGTTCATTGCCGTTCGCTGATTCTTCTTTTCCGGTTGTGGTGTTTGACCCGCCGCACCTGGAACGCGTGGGCCAGTCTGCCTGGATGGGTAAAAAGTACGGGCGATTGAACAAAAAAACGTGGCGTTCTGATTTGCGCGCCGGTTTCAAAGAAGCGTTTCGGGTGCTGTGGCCACGCGGCGTGCTTATTTTCAAATGGAACGAAACACAAATCCCAGTTAGCCAGATTCTGGCTCTTACAGATGTGAAACCTGCAATTGGTCAGCGTACCGGGAAGAACGACAAAACCCACTGGATTATCTTTGTGAAGGACTAACCCATGACAACTAACAACCACCCGGCGCACGGTCCTGTATCACTCGATCGCCTGCACCAGATACACGAAATACTCAGCAAAGCAGTAGCACAAAGCGACGGCGGTAATCTCGGCTACGCAATGGCTGATGCTGTGAAGGTGATTGATGGGGCTATTGCGGCGTTTGATGCTGAGCCTGTGGCTGACGTCGTGGCATGGTCATCGCCGAACGAGGAAAGAACCTGCGATATCCGATGGCGTCATCACGATGTTGCGCCTGGTCCGCTCTATGCTGTCCCACTTATGCCAACCAGCAGTAAATTATAATTTTGTAAGCCCGGGTGCAGCCGGGTTGTATGGAGAAAATAATGTCGCGAATGATCCCTTTACTTGACTGGGCAAAAGAGGAATTTGGAGAGCAAGCACCAAGTGAACGCATATTGAAAAAATATGCAAAGGGAAAAATGATGGCTCCTCCAGCAATTAAGGTTGGTCGCTGCTGGATGGTTGATCGTAATGCCCGATTTGTAGGAATGCTTGCAGAACCGAAAATTCCGACTTCGGCCAGCCCAAGATTACAACGGATAATTGCTGATGGCTGCTAGACCACGCACTCACAAAATACCAATCCCTAACCTGTACTGCAAATTGGATAAGCGCACCGGTAAGGTATATTGGCAATATAAACATCCTATTTCAGGTCGTTTTCACAGCCTTGGAACCGATGAATCCGAGGCTAAACAAGTCGCCACAGAAGCTAACATAATCATAGCTGAACAGCGAACTAGGCAGATCTTGAGCGTGAATGATCGCCTGGCACGGATGAAAGGCAGGCGCACTGATATTACGGTTACTGAGTGGCTCGATAAATACATAGGCATTCAGGAGGAAAGGCTTAAAAATAACGAGCTTAAACCAAACTCCTTTCTTCAAAAAGGTAAGCCTGTCCGTTTATTCAGAGAACACTGCGGCCTGCAGCATCTAAAGGATATTTCAGCTCTCGATATTGCAGAAATAACTGATGCCATTAAAGCCGAAGGCCACAATCGCATGGCTCAGGTAGTTAGAATGGTGCTCATCGATGTTTTTAAAGAGGCGCAACATGCCGGACACGTTGCCCCCGGATACAATCCGGCGCAAGCCACTAAGCAACCGAGAAATAGAATAACAAGGCAGCGTCTTTCCTTTGATGAATGGAGTGTTATTTATAAGACGGCGGAACAGCAGCAGCCTTATCTTCAGTGTGGCATGTTATTAGCCCTAATCACTGGTCAGCGTCTTGGTGATATATGCAATATGAAATTCACCGATGTATGGGATGACATGCTCCATATCGAGCAGGAAAAAACAGGTTCTCGTCTGGCTATTCCGTTAGATCTTAGATGCGAGGTGCTGGGCCTCACTCTCAGGGATGTTATTTCAAAATGTCGGGATGCGGTTGTCAGTAAATATCTTGTCCATTTCAGGCACACCACATCCCAGGCCAATAGAGGTGATCGAGTGTCGAGCAGCTGCCTGACATCCACTTTTAAAAAAGCCAGAGACAAAAGCGGCCTAGAGTGGAAAAACGGTACGCCCCCAACTTTCCATGAACAGCGTTCTTTATCGGAGCGACTGTATCGTGAACAGGGTCTGGATACTCAGAAACTGCTGGGGCACAAGTCCAGAAAAATGACGGATAAGTATAACGACGATCGAGGGAAAGACTGGGTCGTTGTTGGGGTAAAAACGGGGTAA